GCGCTGCATTCCTACGGGGCCGAATATGCCGAGTTCGTGAAGGTGCAGGAGGCCGCCAGTGCCTGGGCCACCGAATGGATGTCCGAGGCCGGGATCGGCGACGAAGCCAAGCGGCACAACGTGCTGTTCCAGATGATCACCGCGCTGGCCTTCAAGGTGATGCAGGCGCAGATGACCAGGGCGGGCGACGAGATCGACCCCAGGGAACTGGGGTTCCTGGGCAAGATGATGAAGGACATCATGAGTTCCGCCGGTATCCGCGAGCAGCTGGTGGCGGCCGAGCGCAAGGCGCAGGCGGCGAAGCTGGACCAGGCGGTGGCGGCAGGCGAGGTGAGTGCCGATTTCCGGGCCGAGGCCAGCCGTATTCTGGGGCTGACGTGATGAGCGAAAAGGTCGGACTGGGCCATTGGCAGAAGACGTCGGCTGCGCCGGGGACGGAACCGGGTCTGCCAGTCGCGGGTTACAAGCCGCAAAGCGCAGGGGCCATCGCCCAGGTTAACCGCAACAAGGAACTGGAGGAGCGCATTCTGCGCCTTCTCGACGGCGCAGCGACGGACCCGGAGACGGACAAGCGTTGGCTTGCCCTTGCCCGCACTCATATCGAGCAGGGCTTTATGGCCCTGAACAGGGCGGTATTCAAGCCTGGCCGCGTGGTGCTGCCCGAAGACGGGGATTGACGCAACATGACCGCAACCCCGGCACAGGTGGCGAATGATCTTGCGCTGCAGGCGGCTTACCTTGCAAAGCGCGACCATGACGTTGCGCAGCTTTGCCGGGATTCGGCACGGGTGATCCGGGCGATGATTGCCGGGCAGCCGGTGGACGGGCGGACGCTGCGCGGTGTCATGACCCGGCTGCAGGGCTACAATGGCCGGCCACGGCCTGCGGTGCCATCGCAGATCGACAAGTCGCTGGAACGTGCGCTGAAGACCCTGACCGGCATGACCGAGGGTCAGCAGTGAGCGCCCTTGCCCCGGACAGCCCGCTGATCCGCTTCCTGCCCTATCAGCGGGCCTGGATCGCCGACAGGTCGCGGTTCAAGATCGGGATGATGACGCGGCGCGGCGGCAAGACCTTTGCATCGATGGGCGAGGTGGCGGCGGATTGCACGGCGGCCGAGGCCGAGGGGCGCAAGACGCGCTGGACGATCCTGTCGCGGTCGGAAGGCACGGCGAAAGAGGCCCTTGAAGACGCCTTGAAGCCGATGGTCCGGGCCTATTACGAGGTGCTGCGGGGTCTCGCCCGGAAGCAGGAACCGGTCTTTGAAGAGGGCGAGTTCCGGGTGCCTGCGCACCGCGAGGAGGTGACGGCGGGCGGGCAGACCACAGTCATCGAAGTGCCCGAGGCCAGCTACAAGACGCAGGAGGTGCGCTTTCCCGGTGGCAGCCGGGCCATTGCGCTGTCGGCCAGCCCGGATGCGGCGCGCGGCTTTGGCGGCAACCTGCTGCTGGATGAGTTTGCCTTTCACCGCGACAGCCGCCGCATCTGGGCCAGCGCCTTTCCGGTGGTGGCGCGCGGCGGGCACAAGCTGCGCGTGATCAGCACGCCGAACGGCAAGGGCAACAAGTTCTACGAGCTGATGACGGCGGAAGGCGACACCTGGTCGCGCCATGTGACCGACATCTATCAGGCGGTGGCGCAGGGCCTTGACGTCAACATTGCCGAGCTGCGGGCGGCGCTGGCCGATGAGGATGCCTGGGCGCAGGAATTCGAGCTCAAGTGGCTGGATGCCGCCAGCGCCTGGCTGGATTACGACCTGATCAGCGGCTGCGAACACCCTGCCGCCGGGCTGCCGGGGCTGTATCAGGGTGGCCCCTGCTTTTCGGGCGAGGATATTGCGGCGCGCAATGACCTGTTCGTGCTGCCGGTGTTCGAACAGGTCGGCGATGTGCTGTGGCTGCGCGAGATGGTGGTGCGCCGCCGGATCAGCTTTGCCGAGCAGGACGCGATCCGGGACGGGATGTTCCGCAAATACCGGATCGTGCGGCACCGGATGGACCAGACCGGCATGGGCGAAAAGCCGGTCGAAGACGCGCAGCGCCGCCATGGCACCGACCGGGTGGAAGGCGTGCTGTTCACCGGGCCGAACCGGCTGGATCTCGCCACCCATCTGAAAGAGGCGATGCAGGACCGCCGCGCGCGCCTGCCCGCCGGTGACGTGGTGCTGCGCGCCGATCTGCACGCGATCCAGTCCAGCGTGGGACCAACCGGGGTGCGCCGCCTGGTGGCGGACGGGGAGACCGACGGGCACGCCGACCGGTTCTGGGCCATTGCGCTGGCGGTCAGCGGGGCAGCATCGGCGTACCAGCCCTATGACTACAGGCCGGTGCCGAAGGGCGGCGCTGAAAGCGACCCGTGGGGCGAAGCAGAGGCCAGTCCGCGCTTTGGCGGCCTTAGGGGAGTGTTCTGAACATGGCGAAGCTCTTGGATGCCTATGGCCGTCCTGTCGATCAGGCAAGGCTGACCCAGCCGCTGGCCGAGGCCTCGACCGTGGGGGTGCGGGCGGTGTGGGCACCCTCGGTCGCCTCGGGGCTGACGCCGCTGCGGCTGGCCGCGATCCTGCGGGCCTGCGACCAGGGCGACGTCGAGAACTTCATGCTGCTGGCCGAGGAAATGGAAGAGCGCGACCCGCACTACCTGTCGGTGCTGGGCACGCGCAAACGCGCGATCAGCGGGATCATGCCGCAGGTGGAGGCCGCCAGCGAAGGCGCGGCGGACCAGGCGATTGCCGAGGCGGTGCGCGAGGAGATCGCGGAACATGACGGGTTCCCGGACCTGGTCGAGGACTTGCTGGATGCGCTGGGCAAAGGCTTTGCTGTGGTCGAGATCGACTGGCGGCGGACGGCCAGGCGCTGGACACCCGAGGCGTTTGTGCACCGCGACCAGCGGTTCTTCACCTTTGACCGGGCACGGCGGACCGAGATCAGGCTGCGCGATGTGGCCGCCCCATTCGAGGGCGTGCCGCTGGAGCCGTTCAAGTTCATCACCCACCGGTCCCGGCTGAAATCCGGGCTGACCTTCCGGGGCGGGCTTGCCCGCGTGGTCGCCTTCGGCTGGATGTGCAAGGCCTACACGCTCAAGGACTGGATGAGTTTTGTCGAGACCTATGGCCTGCCGCTGCGGCTGGGCCGATACGGGCCGGAGGCGACGAAGGATGATGTGGCCAAGCTCTACCGGGCGGTGGCCAATATCGGGACCGACGCGGCGGCGGTGTTGCCGAAATCCATGGAAATCACCTTCGAAAAGGGTCTGTCCCTGTCGGGGCCGGAGAGGATTTTCGAGACCTTCGCGCGCTACATCGACGAGCAGATCAGCAAGGCGGTGCTGGGCCAGACCATGACGGCCGATTCCGGGTCCAGCCAGGCGCAGGCGACGGTGCATAACGAGGTGCGCCATGACATCGCCGCCAGCGACGCGCGGGCGGTAGCCGGGGCGATCAACCGGGACCTGGTGCGCGCCTATGTCGATCTGAACTTCGGGGTGCAGGAGGTTTACCCGCGTCTGACCCTGCCCGTGGCAGAACCGGAAGATATCAAGACGAAGATCGAAGGGGCGGCAAAGCTGATGGAGCGCGGGCTGCGGTTCAAGGCGACCGAGTTGCGCGGCAAGCTCGGCTTTTCCGACCCGGTACAGGGCGACGAGATCGTGGGGGGCGCGCCGGTGCCGCCCGCCGTGCCGCCCGCCGTGCCGCCCGGGGCGGCGAACCGTGCCAGGTCGCTGGCGCTGAACCGGGCGCAGGCGGAAGACCTGCTGACCGGGGTCGAAGAGGACATGCTTTCGGACTGGGAAGAGGTGGGCAGCGACATGGAAGCGGCGATTGCCGGGGCCATCGACGGGGCCGACAGCTATGAGGCGGTGCTGGAACGCCTGCCCGAGGCGCTGCGGCAGATGCCATCGGCCCTGCTGATCGACACGCTGGTGAAGGGCATGTTCAAGGCCCGCGCGGTGGGCGACGCGCAGGATGACTGAGCATCCGGACCGGCCGGGCTACAGCTTCAATCCCGGCCCGCCGCCGGAAGCCTCGCGGTTCCTGCGCAACAAGGGCCTGCGCCGGTCCTTTTCCTGGCAGGATGTGGAGCCGGAGGAACATGCGGTCGCCTTTGCCGTGGCCAAGGTGGCCGAGCTGGATCTGCTGGAGGCAATGAAAGGCGAGGTGCAGCGCGGGCTGGACGAGGGGCTGACCTTCGAGAGCTTCCGGAAAAGCTGGCGTGCCAACCCGCGCCTGGCCGGATGGTGGGGCCGCAAGGCGGTGGAGGACCCGCTGACGGGCGAGGTGGTGGAGGCGCAGCTGGGCAGCCCGCGCCGGTTGCGCACGATCTATGACGCCAACCTGCGGACTGCCCGAGCCGCCGGCCAGTGGGAGCGGATCGAGCGGACGCGAGACGCGTTCCCGTTTCTGGAATACCGGCTGGGCCCTTCGGAACAGCACCGCCCGCACCACGAGGACAAGGCGGGCCTGATCCTGCCGGTGGGTGACCCGTTCTGGGACGAATGGATGCCGCCGAACGGCTGGGGCTGCAAATGCTGGGTGCGCCAGGTGACGAAAGCCGAGGCCGGGCGGCGCGGGGTTTCGGACGCGCCCGAGGTGCCGGACCGCAAATGGTACAACGAGCGCACCGGCGACACGGCTTTGGTGCCGCAGGGGATCGACCCCGGCTGGCAGCGCAACCCCGGCAAGCTGCGCCGCCAGGCGGCAGAGGGCCTGCTGCGCGACCGGCTGGAGGCAGCACCCGAGGCGGTGCGGCTGGCGGCATTGAAGGACATGGCGACCAGCTGGCGCACCCAGCGCATTCTGAAGGATGGCGCGCCGGGATCAGCCTTCATCAGCAGCCTGCCCGAAGAGCTGGCTCGCGCCCTGGGTACGACCGAGCGGCTTGTGCGGGTGTCATCTGTGACGGCAGAGAAGCAACTGAAGGAGCATCCGGACCTGATCGTGTCGGACTACAGCCGACTCGCCGAACTGTTCACGGCAGGGGCTGTGCTGGACGTGGGGGATCGTCGCCTTGCCATTGTGGAGCAGACCGAGGATCAGCCGTGGATCGCGGTCGTGAAAGTGACAGAGAAACTGACGGAACTGTATCTGGTCAGCTTCTATCGCATCGCGTCCCGTCGCTACCTGGAGCGGCTGCGCAAAAAGGGAAAGCAGATACAGTAGTCGCGGCTGGGAGGACGTCACTTCCTCCTCGGCTCATGTCCGGGCAGACGGGATACTTGGCTCAGCCGCAGGAGCAATCTAGGGGATGGCCCGGCAGAAATCAACTGCGGTGGCCGGGCAGACCTGCCCCCGGCCCCGGACTGGCCCAAAACCGCGCCGTTAAATACCCTTTAAAGGGCCTTGTCGGGCTGGCCCGGCCCGGCGTAGCCTGAAGACGGGATGGGCCTTCAGCGGTCCGCTGGTGAAGCCCCCCGAAACGCCCTTCCCCGCCCCGATGCCTGCCCCCGAAAGCGTTCAAGGGTGATCGGCTGTGCGCGGGCGGGCAGTGTGCCGGGCATGGTGACACATCCTCTTCCCTCTCTGCGGGGCCTTGCGCTCAATTTCGAAGGCGGTGCCGTGCCCGGCTGGGTGCAGCTGACGCCGCCCGGTCCGGTGATTGTCGGGCGCGACGGGCGCAGCTGGAAGCTGTCGGACCCGGCGGCGGTTGCCGCCGCCTTCGACCCTGCGAAAGAACCGCAGATCGATCTTGAACATTCCTCCCACATCGCCGCGCCGCTGGGCATGCCCGCCCCGGCAGTGGGTTGGATCAAGGAAATGAACGTCCGCGATGGTGCCCTGTGGGGCCGTGTCGAATGGACGGCGGAAGGCGAGGCGACCGTCACCTCGCGCGCCTACCGCTATCTGAGCCCGGTGTTGGCGGTCAACAGGAAGACAGGCGAAATCCTGCAGATCGTCAGCGCCGGGCTGACCAATTCCCCGAACCTTGAAATGGCGGCCCTGAACCGCGCAACCACGGAGACAGACATGGACAAGGCGGTCCTTGACGCCCTCGGCCTTGCGGCCACCTCCACTGCGGCGGATGCCGTGGTGGCGATCAATGCGCTGAAAAGCGAAAAGACCCTGGCACTGAACCGCGCCGAGGCCCCGGACCCCGAGCGGTTCGTCCCCAAGGCGGACCACGTGCTGGCGCTGAACCGGATCACCGCCTTCGAGACCGAAGCCAGGGCCCGGCAGGAGGCCGCGATCACGGCCGCCGTCGACGCCGCCGTCACGGCGGGCAAGGTGGCGCCTGCGTCCAAGGACTACCACCTGGCCGCCTGCCGCCAGGACGGGGGGCTGGAGCGGTTCACGGCGATGGTCGGGGCAGCCCCGGTCATTGCGCCGCCGTCCACGCTGGACCGCCGCACCGCCGAAGCCACACCCGGCAAGCTGACCGGCGAAGAGCTGGCCATGTGCCGGATGATGGGCACCGACCCCGAGAAATTCGCGGCCGAGAAGGCCGTGCAGGCACAGCTGGCAACCGAGCGGGTTGCCCTGATCAAGCAGGAGTAACCCGACCATGGCGATCACCTCTCCGACGCTGCTGACCAACCTCAACACCTCGCTGCAGACCGCGTTCAAGGACGGCTATGCGGGCATGCGGGCCGAGGCCTTCTGGGACAAGGTGGCAACCCTTGTGCCGTCGACCGGGGCGTCGAACACCTACGGCTGGCTGGGCGACTTCCCCCGCCTGCGCGAATGGGTGGGCGACCGTGTTGTGAAGGACATGAAGCTCTCCGGCTACGCGATCAGCAACCGGCTGTTCGAATCGACGCTGGGCGTGCAGCGCGTCCAGATCGAGGATGACCAGTTCGGCCACTTCGCCCCGATTGCAAAATCGATGGGGCAGGAAGCGGCGCAGCACCCCGACGTGCTGGTGAACGACGCGATCACGGCGGGCGAGACGACTGTCTGCTATGACGGGCAGTTCTTCTTTGACATTGACCATCCGGTGTTCCCGAACGCCGACGGAACGGGCACGGCCACGACCTGGTCGAACTTCACCACCGGGGCGGGCGCGCGCTGGTATCTGATCGACGATTCGAAAGTGCTGAAGCCGCTGATCTTCCAGGAGCGGACGAAGCCCGAGATGGAAATGAAGTTCGATCCGTCCACCTCGGACACGGCCTTTACCAAGGACCTGTACCAGTGGGGCATCCGCTATCGCTGCGCC